ATTATGTCCAGAAATTCCACCGTACTCTTGGTTTGCTGTGGATAAAAATATTTGACTAATTATGTTAAATGCAGTTTGAATACTATTAGGTTGATTAATTTCTGCATTGGTAATTTTAGTTCCATTCATTAACATATCAGTTAGTCCTAATACACAACAGTTGGTCATTTGCTCCCATTGATCGAAGTCATGGATGTATAATGTTTTCTTTTTATGTGCTTCCAATAAATCTTTTGGAAGTAATGTTTCTTTTCTTTCTTTTAACATTCTACCAGCAATCAAATCTCTTTTGACATTGACTAGATCTGTTTTCTTATTTGCATTTTCATCATCACCAGATGATAGGTATATGTCCATTTCTTGCATTAAATTATCCAATCTTTGTTCTCTCAACACCATTCTTCTGGTTCTATATTCTTGAAAAGCCTTAGCTGGATATATCAGTCCATTCATACAAAACGCTTCAAATACTAAATCTTGGATTTGTTCCACTGTTTTAATTTTATCATTTAATTTGTTTTTGATATAATCTACAACATTATGTTTTTTATTTAAAAAAGTTATATCCATAGGAAATTCTTTATGAACCTTATCTATAACCTCTACTATTTTTCTAAAATCAAAATCCTGTAAATTGCCATCTCTTTTAATTATTTGTTTTATCAAATCTTTCACCTCTAAATTTATTTTTATATTTATGTAATATATCTACTAATTTTAAGTAGATATTTGTCACCCAACAATCAATCACAGTTATTATCATTTATATCACCAAATTTTTGTTTAGATAAAGTAACTGCCTCTTCCCTAAATTGTTCTAAATCTTTTAATCTATTGCCTTTAACTTCCCAATCTTGAACATAATCACCATCTCTATTTAACAAAAATAATAATACAGTTTTTCTTACTTTATCTTTACACCAAATTAATCCTTCTCCCCAACCAGTATTATGAAAATTAAATCTTAAAAATTTAATAATAGTAGTAAATGGTATTCCATTAATAAATACTAATTGTGGATGACAATATTCTCTATTAATATCAATCCATTCATATTTATTTGTTTTTATATTATAATACAAAAACTTTGGTTTAGAACCAAAGTGTTTTGCTATTTTATGTATAATACTATAATTATTATTTCTATTCATATTAATTCAACTCCTTTATATAATCTTCATATGAATACCATTTACCATTATCATTTATTATTGGAGCTGACATTATCCTAGTTTGACTTCCAATTCTTCTTAATATACTTATATCATTATTATAGGCAAATGGTTTATTTAATTCTTTTAATCTTTCAATTAAACTTTGACACTTACTACAATTATCTTTTCCATAAACTGTAATAACATTTTCCATTTTTATATCTTCTGTGTTCATTTTATCACCCTTTATTCAATATTTATATAAAATACAAACTGTATAATAATAACCTAAATTTCTTTTAACAGTAGAAAACTTAATATCTATAACCTCTTTATCTTTTATAAATTCATTTATTTCATCTTCTAATTCTCTTTTAGTTTCTTGTCCAAATATTTCAACTCTCATTTCCAATCATCTCCTTTTTAACTTGTTCAAAGATTTCTATATTTGTATCTTTTTTATTCATTTCATTTTCCTTTAACATAATCAAATCTTTTTGGAATATATCAAATCCAAAGTATGCTGCCTTAAAACTTGGTCTATTATTAATTTCCCTATCAAAGTTATAAAATTCCATTCTTTGTCTAGGTATCAATAATTGAAAATTCTTATTATATTTTTCTGCAACATCATTCATAACAGCATCATTTAATACTGTAATAGGTAATAATAATGCAAATGGTTTACCTAAATCTAAACATCTTTCTATAAATTTTCTTTTATTCTTATATGGTGGATTGCTTATAATAATATCCCATTTAGGTGGTTCTCCTTTAAAGAAATCACATCCATCATCAATATGGCTATAAACAACCTTAAATCCATCTTCACTAAGTATTCTACAAAATGCACTCCACTTTTTATCAAATGGACACCATATAATTTTATCCTTTAAATGCTGAATATATGGAAGTAATATTTTTACTCCATAATCAAATGTATAATTTTCATCATCTTCAATAGATTGATAATATAATCTATTTGTATCTAATTGATTTTCTTTACTCATAATTCTCTCCTTATTTATTAAATACAATAATAATCAACAACCAATTTATAAATAATAACATCATTCCCCAAATAGCCATATTTAATCTTCCTTGTTCTTCTCTTACATATGGATTTCCTTTGGTTTCAATAAAAGATTTAAAAACTTCCTTTAATGTTAATCTATAAATATTTTTAATATCATCTATTATAAATGCACAATTAACTGAAATAAAAACAGATATTATTATTCCATAAACAAATACAAAATCTATAAATGTCATCATTTATCATCTCCTTTAATAAAACCTAATTTCAATAATGTGTCATAAATAAATTTCTTACCTTTTTGTGTCCATTTCATATGAGAATGACTTTCTCCATTACTATCAACAACAGTTGATATTTTAGTTAATCCCATATCTATATATTTAGAATATAACATCCATTGTCCACTTTGTTTATATTGTATACCACTATCATGTAATATTTTGTTTAACCTTACTCCACTCATTCCAAATGATTTTGCTATTTGAGTAATAGTTAGAGTATTTTCTGTATCTAATACTTTATCATAGTATTCTACTTTTGGTTTATTTTCTAATATTCTTTTATTCATTTCTTCAATACTATGATTGGCGACTATTAATGCTTGTGCTAATAATTCTTTTTCACTTATATTATTAAATGGATTTCTTAATAAATTTTCCATTCTATCAAATTCATTTATGTATCTTATTTTAAAATCATTATAACCTTGAACATTAAACATATAAAGTAAAAATCCTTGTTTAGTTAATAGATATTCTCTATATTCTTGTCCATTTTGATTATGAATATATCTACTTTCTATGAATAAAGGGGTGGTCGAACTTTCGTCCAACCCAAATCTTATAATATTATCAATACTTTCTAAAACATGTTTGTGTTTTTTATTTAATCCATTAGCAATAATTCTACTACTAACAACTAATAATCCATCTTTATTTTTAATTCCTAAATCTAAAATTTCATTCATCATTTATCATCTCCTATCAATTCCATTAATGAAAATACTTTCATTGTACCAGCATTATTATATATATTAAATTGAATTAATTTATATCCATTATTAGCCATTTCATTTAAGTATTTATCAAATAATCCTCTTTCATGTTCATTATTATATTTGTGTTCCTTTGCCACATATCTTGGTTTACTCATTATTATCACTCCTTGTTCTATTTATTAATTAAATTTCTAATATCATTATCAAAATCATAATATTTATATTTTCCAGCTTTAACTTTATATATTACAATACCTTTATAATAATTATATTTTTTAGTATTAACATGTTTATCTATTTGTAGATTTTTTTCTTTTAAATATTTTTCTAAATCAATATCTAAAAATGTTTTCATTTTTGCCCATAAATTCAATTTATCATTTTCTTTATCGTTTGTTGTATCACAATAAATTATAACATTATTAATAATATTGTTGTTATTTGTAATAAATTTTAATGTAAAATTGACATCTAAATACTTAAATGATATTTTCTCAAATCCATTATTTTTATTAGTAAAATCTTTTTTAGCTTGTTCATATCCATCAGTATATCCTTTATCATACCCTTTCTTATATTCATCAGAAGCACTTTCACTACTTCCACGAGCATAACCAGCTGAATAACCATTATCGTATATTTTTTTATTATCATATGTAGTCCCTGAACCATAATAGTCCTCAGCATCTCCTTCACTAAAACTTCTAAAAAACATACCCATATTATCTATTCTCCTTTTACAGTGAACACTGTATTTAATTGTTGCTTGTACCATTTTGCCGCTTCTGTTCCAACTAATTTTCTAACTCTCTTTTCATTTAATCCATTATCTAAAATAAATCTTTCTTCCTCTCTAATGGTATCTTCAACTACCCAAGTAATAAAATCTTTTATATTTTGAATTATAGTATCTATACTATTTTCATTCATATACTCAATTCCTTGTCTAAATCTATGTTCATTTAAACAGTATTCAACTATTTTTTTATCTTCTTTAATTTCTTCAATAGATTTATCTTTGTTGACTTTTTGTGCCTTAGTTTTAAATTCATCTATTTTAGTTTTAAAAAAATAAGTTTTATCATCAATTTCATAATCCCAAACTATTCCTTCACCAATTCCTTCCATACCAAAAGCTATTGCGAATTTATCTTCTACTTCACATTGTTTAACATATTCATTTATTGTGTTTATAACTTCTTCTAAATTAGATTTATCTACATTAACTTTAATAAAATATTTTGGATTAAATAAATTATAAATTCTTAATTCATCATTCCATAAATTGAAATCCATACTTCTTGGTTTTATATAATAATCATCTTTATCTGTTATTATTCTAACTGCAAATGGAGCAAAAAATCTTTCCATATTTGATATAGCCATTCCAGCTTGTATTCCTTTACCAGCATATTCTCCGTAAATAACAATAACTTGAATTCCTTTCACATCAAATAGATATTTAAAATTATTATATAAATATTGAACTCTATTTTGATTTAACCATTTATAAAATCCCATATTATCTTTATGTTCATTTAATATATTATTTCTACTTTGAACTTGATATGTTCCATTTTTATAAAATACAATACTTGCATTTGTTCCATGTAATTTAGGTGTTCCATATAAATTAATATATTTATATCCTTGTTTTTGTAAACTATCTCCATATTTTTCTAAATAATAAATAAAATCTCTTAATTGATTTATGTGTTGAAATTTATACATTTCTTTCTTTACTTTCTTTTTGCCTTTAAAATGTAAATATAACCAATAAGGTAATTTAAATAACAATCTATATCCTAATCTCCAACTATTAACTAACATACTAATCCTCTCCTTTCAATTCAAATAAAGCAAATACTTTTATCCTATTATCAATATCATACATTCTAAAATCCTTTAACTTATATCCTTTTAATTTCATATTTATAGAATATAATTCATATTTTGTTATATCATTTATACTATTGTAATTAAATTCTTTCCCAACATATTTTGATTTAGACATATTTATTTCTTCCAACTCCTTTTTCTTCCAAAACTATTCTCATTGTTTGATAAAATCTCTTTTTACATTTCTCAAACTCTAATAACTCAGTATCAATGATAAATATTTGAGTTTCATAGTCTTTATAATTATATTCTAATAATTCATAAACTAAATTTATATATTCAGTGTATAGTCTATGGTATTTTACAATAGCCATACATCTTTCTTTAAAATTTAAACTAATCCAATTTATTTGTAATTCCTTTAATTGATTATAAATATTTGTAAATATACCATAGACCATAATATCACTCTCTCCAATCTAATTCATCACTATCATAGATAGCTGCTAATATTATAGTACAACCTAAAACCAACAAAAATATTAAAACCAAACATTCTAACCCATTCATATTTTCTCCTTTATTAATCCATAAAATCTGTTAAAAATAATAAGAATAACATACTAAGCAAAACTATAAACATTATAATATATCAACTCCTTTATTTATCTGTGCTTCCAAACCCACCACGAGTAACCTTATTATATTCTTTATATTCTTCTAATACCATATCATTAAATTCCATTTCTTCCATACAAGGCAATATTTCTAATTGACATATTGATGTACCTTTTGGTATAATTATTTTTTTTAATCCATATTCATCATTATTAATTATATCTTCTATATCTTCTCTTACTGGCGGTTTATATACTGGTAATTTAAGTATATCTCCTTCTCCACAATAAGTTGTATCTATTACAGTTATGTTATCCCATAGGCTTTTTATCCTATGGTTCTTATACTTTATCATTGTATAAGCTCAGCGTACATTTTCTACCTCTATGAGGCAGGCGGAAGCTCTTGGAAGAATTATTGCTTTCATTATATCGCTCATCTTCTACGCGTTACAAATGATATTAGATATTATCACTCTCGGTATTATCCTATATTATTTTGAGGGACTTCACCGATACATCCCGCTTTACTCTATATAATTACTTATATAGGGGGCAATTTATAAAATCTTGAATTGCATTTTTATATTTTATTCTATCTTGTACATTTTCTTCAAATTTACTAATAAATAAATCTGCTATTTCTTTTTTCCTATCTAAATGTACAACACTATTTTTATAAATATGTTTTAAAAATAAATATATAGATGAATTTTCTACAATTATTAATTGATAAAAATCATGTGAGTATTTTCTTTTATCTCTTATCATAGAAGACTTAATATTATATTTTTGCAAAAATTCTTTTATAAATAACATACAATCAAAATTTCCAACAATAGAAATTTGATATGCAGATGGTAATAAATTTTTATCATCAAGACCTTTATATTTATGATTTGTTATACTTCCATCTCCATCAAAGAAACCTCTTAAAAAAGAAAACATTAAAATATCATCATTTAAATTAACTGGAACATAACTCCAAGTTTTATTTGGAATAATATTATATTTTGATAAAGAGTTTAATAAATAATTTCCACCTATTTGGATACTAGAATATTCAAATCCATTTTTGTCCATATAATCATATATGTATCTACCATTAGTTTTATTCATAAATTCATATAATCTTTCTAAAATATATCTATCTCTACGCTGTATACCTATTGACAAAAATCTTCTATGAATATTATCATTATCTTTTGTATATACACATCCATCTGCTGCTATAAAGCCTAAAAAATATGCTTTATCATCACTATCTATATTGTCAAAATATTTTAAGTGTTCATATACTTTTTTATAATTTTCTTTATTAAATCTTTTATATACAGCAAATACTGAACTTTCTGAACAACCAGCTCTCTTGGCTACATCAGAAGCTAATTCTTTATTAAAATATTTTAGTATTATATTTATTTGTTCATTTGATAATCTTCTATTTGTTTCTAAACCTCTATCATTTAATAATTTTGCTATCCAATTTTTATCTTTATTATATTTAATAACTAACTTTTGAATAGTAAAACCATTTTTAAAATCAATTATCAAATTTTCAATATCTTTATCATTTAATTTATTTTCTTGTTTGATTTTAATTCCAAATCTTCTTCTTATCCCACGAATTGTGTTCCTTGATATTCCTAATTCATTTTCCAATTCTATATGTCCTTTTGGACTTTTTTTTATATAATTTATTATTTCATCACTATATTTACTTTTCCTCAAAATTTTCACCTCTTACCCAATTGCATTAGTTTGAAGTAACCCCCACTTTTTAAATGTAGAACTTCTCATTCTCAATTCTGCTTTATATCCTTTTGGTATTTGAATTGATACTCCTAAATTGATTAAAGTAAATTCCATTGGATATACAATAGCGTCTTCGGCAACATACAAATCTATTGCGACTGAATTTCCATATCCATTTTTAAAATGTAAATCTGGTAAATCTTTATCGTGTTTTAAATAATTAATTTTTTTCATCTTTATCATCTCCTTTATCAATTTCTATACTAGCAAAAAACATTTGTATAAAAGTAAATATTATTAAAGTTCTATTCATATACATTGTATTTGGATCTACAAACATATAAATAAAATATACTATAACCAACACTAATGATATTAAACCTAAGAATAAATTATGTTTTATTTTCTTTTTATTGACACATAAATTCACAATAAGTTTTCCTAAATAAAACAAACCTAATGCAATAGGCAATGAACATAATGTTACAACTGGTGCTTTCATTTCTCCTGTCTTAATACAACTTGTTAATAATATTACACCAAAGCCAAACCAATAACTTGATACAAATACATCTGCTAAAATTCTCATTCCAAGTAAAAATCCCATATTAATTCATCTCCTTTCATTGTTGAAAAAAGGGTATCACACCTAAGTAATACCCCTATTCAATTTTAATCATATAAATCTTCATCTAAGTCTTCATCTAATAGTTGATTTCTTCTTTTATTTGCTTCTGAATAATTATCAAAAACTTCAATAGTTTTACCTTTAAATTCTCTAATATCTAATGCTTTTGAAGTTTTATGAACTACTCCATCAAATTCTCCTTCACCATCAACTACTACATACCACACTTTACCAACTTTTGGTGTTTCAACTTTATCTTCTTCTTCTAAACAAGAACAAGGTGTTTTTTCTTTTTTCTCTGTTGCATCACCTAGTAAATCTGCTAATAAAGCTCCTACTACTAATCCTGCTAAATCTTCAATTTGTTTTTCTGTTGTTTTCATACAACCATCTCCTTTTCTTTTATATTTTATTTATATTTAATAATTTAACCATAATGGGTGATAATACTATATGGGATTATATAATTTTATTTTATAGTTTTGGTTAAATTATTATTAACTATTGGTTCAAGAGGAATGGATCGAACATTCGCATAACGGAGTCAAAGTCCGTTGCCTTACCGCTTGGCTACTCTTGAATATGGCATTAGGTTTTGGACTTTAACCAAAATCTTTCAGTTTTGGAGAACGATGTTTTATCATTAAACTAACCTAATATTATGGCGATAGGTACAAGGCTCGAACTTGTAAATCCAAATGGA